ATGCGTGGACAAGCATTGTTACAACTTAGTCAAATCGGATTACAGTTTGATGAGAGCAAGAGTCAAAACCCATTTGCATACTATACTGCGGCAATTACAAATTCTTTCACAAGAGTATTAAACATCGAAAAGAAGAATCAGAACATACGTGATGATATACTTGAGCAAAACGGTTTGAATCCAAGTTGGACTAGACAGTTTAACAACTCATCTGACGCAAAAAAACTACAACCAGAAGTCGTTAAAGCAAAATAAGGAAACACGTATGGGTTTGTTTAAAAAAGCTCTAGTTTTCACTGACATTCATTTTGGCATGAAGAGCAACAGCATCATGCACAATCAAGACTGTGAAAATTTTGTAGAATGGGCAGTGCAACAGGGCAAGATACACAACTGTGAAACTGCTATATTCATGGGTGACTGGCATCATCATAGAGCAAGTTTAAGTTTGCAAACTATGAGCCACAGTCTAAGAGCATTGGAAAATCTTTCACGTAGTTTTAACATAACCTACTTTATAACTGGCAATCACGACTTGTACTACAGAGACAAACGTGACATATACAGTTTTGAATGGGCAAAGCATATACCAAATCTAAAGATATGTAACGACTGGTTTCAAGAAGATGATGTGATACTGTGTCCTTGGCTGGTTGGTGATGATCACAAACAGATAAAAACTGCAAGTGCTCAATATATGTTTGGACACTTTGAACTTCCGCATTTTAAAATGAATGCTATGATAGAGATGCCTGATCACGGAGAGATCAAAAGTGAACACTTCCAGCAATACGGCACAGTGTTCTCAGGGCATTTCCATTTGCGACAACAAAAGAACAATATCAACTACATTGGCAATGCATTTCCGCATAACTTTAGTGATGCTGGTGATGATCAACGTGGTGTAATGGTATTAGAATGGGGTAAAGACCCAGAGTATCATGCTTGGCCCGATCAACCGTTGTACAAAGTTTTAGATCTTTCGCAGGTAATTGATCATGCTGATACAATACTCAAGCCAAATATGCATGTGCGTGTTAACTTGGATATTGAAATCTCATACGAAGAAGCAAACTATATCAAAGAAAAGTTTGTCACTGATTACAACCTACGTGAGATGGCATTGATTCCAAATAAACGCAGTGCGTTAGAAGAAGAGCTCAACCCCGGTGATATCAAGTTTGAAAGTGTTGATCAAATTGTAACTGAACAGATTATCAACATTGACAGTGAGTTTTATGACAACAAACTGTTGTTAGAAATATACAGGAGTCTGTAAGTTTGAACAAAAATTTTATTAACACTCTTAGAGAGTATATTAATATTGTTGATATACTTAATGTATACCAGGTTGATCAAGACTTTGATTTGCTCAAAGACAAATTGATTCAAACAAAAAAAGAAGTATATGCGCCTAAAGATTTCTATGTGATTAAACATTATGACCCACAGTACTATTTGCCACATTGCAAATACAGTTTAACAACATTTAATTTGGTTCAAACATTCCAAGAAATTGATATATCATTAGGACAAGCAATAATAGTTACAAATAACCCAGGCTACCTTGATGAATTTAAGTTGCTGATTCCAGATAGATTGCATCAATACGGTCTGCCTATTGTGTTTGATGATTGTATATCGGCATTTTATAACAATCACCTCGACACCCCAACATGGAACAACATCGGTATAAACAGTGATAAAATTGAGAAACATGCTTTAACAATGATGGGATCTGGTAGAGTACATCGTAATGCATTATACAATCATATTAAAAAACACAACTATTTTGATATGATTGCTACTGCGAATCAAGGTAACAATGAAAGTTAGAATTTATACTAATATAGAGTCTCGAGTAAACGAAAACTGGAATCAATATGGTAAATTAATATCCAGTCCATCTAAGGAATCTTTTAAAGATCCATTGATTACCGGTAAACCAAACGGACACCAAAAAATTGGTGCCGGTGATTATCAGCAAGATTTTTATCAAAAAATTGGGATCGATATTGTTACTGAAACTGTATTTTCATATCCGTATCCTGCTACTACAGAAAAAATACTCAGGCCAATTATAAACAAACGAATGTTTATAATTGTTGGGCCTGCTAACACTTTAAAGTTTTTAAAAACCAAAGGATTCCAGACATTCAGTCCTTTCATAAATGAAACATATGATAGTATTACTAATCCAGTTAACCGTATGAAAGCTATATTAGCCGAGATTGACCGATTGGTAATATTACCACTCGACACAATACGCAATGCAGTGTTACAATATACAAACGTGTTAGAATCAAACTTTACAACAGTTACAAATTTAGAAAAAGTAGAGTTACAAAAAGTTAAAGAGAGATTGTCGACTATATGATTCAAATTAAAGACCTTACTGTTAAAAACTTTATGAGTGTGGGTAATTCTACACAGGCAATTAACTTTGACCGACAAGATCTCACATTGGTTTTAGGTGAGAACATAGATCTTGGAGGTGATGGTAGCAGAAACGGCACTGGCAAGACAACAATTATCAATGCACTAAGTTATGCACTCTATGGTGAAGCACTCACAAACATACGTCGTGACAATCTAATAAACAAAACCAATAGCAAAGGCATGATGGTTAGTTTAGACTTTTGTGTTGGTGAACAGTGCTATCGTATTGAACGTGGACGAAAGCCCAATTTATTAAAGTTTTACATAAACAATAATGAGCAAGAGTCTGATGACAATGCACAAGGTGATTCAAGAGAGACACAAGGTGCAATATTTAAACTACTGAGTATGAGTCATACTATGTTTAAGCATCTTGTGGCACTCAATACCTATACCGAACCGTTTTTAAGTCTAAAACAAAACGATCAAAGAGAGATAATTGAGCAGTTGCTAGGTATAACATTGCTTAGTGAACGTGCTGACAAGATCAAAGAGCTAAACAAACGCACTAAAGATGATATCAAACAAGAAGAAATGAGCATTCGAGCATTGCAAGGTGCTAACGATAAAATTGGTGAGCAGGTACAAGCAATTAAACGCAGACAAACACTATGGTTAAACAAAAAAGCCGAAGACATTAAGAAGTTCGAAACTGCTATCGAAGACCTATCACATTGTGATATTGAAGAGGAACTGGTTGCACATGCCGAACTTACTACTTGGACAGAATTAAATAACACACAAGTACAGTTGCAAAAAGATATTGCCGCACTGACTGCACAGGTTACTAGAGCAGACAAAGATGTTGCTAGAACTAAAAAAGCACTAGACAGTTTGCAATCAGGAACATGCGGCAGTTGTGGACAAAGTGTTGATCATATGGAAACACATCAACAACATGTGACTAACGCACAGGAGGAATACAATGGGGCAAGTGATTTCCTTAGAGAAATACAGGAAGGAATTTCAGCACTCAAGGCAGATAAAAAAACAGTTCCGTCGAGACCAAGAGTTTTTTATGATAGCCTGTCTGATGCACACAATCATCGATCAACTTTATCCTCACTTGACACACAGTTACAGAGCAAGCAAGCCCAAAGCGATCCTTACACTGATCAAATAGCAGAAATGGAAACAACTGCAACCACAGAAATCACATATGACAAACTAAACGACCTAACAAGACTACAAGATCATCAGGACTTCCTGTTAAAACTGTTAACAAACAAAGACAGTTTTGTCAGAAAACGCATAATTGACCAAAACCTAAGTTATTTGAATTCAAGACTCACACACTACTTGGATCGAATAGGATTACCGCACACAGTGATATTTCAAAACGACCTTACAGTAGAAATACAAGAACTTGGTAGAGATTTAGACTTTGATAACCTATCAAGAGGTGAACGCAACAGACTCATCATAAGTATGAGTTGGGCGTTCCGTGATGTGTGGGAAAGCCTATACGGAGCTATCAACTTACTATTCATTGATGAAATGATTGATTCAGGTATGGATACATCTGGAGTTGAAGCTGCACTAGCATTGTTAAAGAAAATGGCAAGAGAGAGACATAAAAGTATTTGGTTGGTATCACACAAAGATGAACTAGCAGGGCGTGTTAACAATCTACTCAAAGTGGTTAAGGAAAATGGTTTTACAAGTTATAGTACGGATGTGGAAGTTGTATGAGTAAATACAACATAGTTAGTGTAAATCATTCTCAACTAATCATGCTTCGTATTGAAATAAACAATAAAATAATTATGCCCAAGTTTAGACCTAGTGGAGCGTATTTTCTTGTTAACCATATGGATTTGGTTGAAATATTTTTTGAACCCTGGCGTATAGAACCTCTTGTCCGTTTTAATCAACATTTGATAAATTACGGACTTGCTAATATTAATCAATGGGATCATAAGTTAGGTTTTGTGTTTCAACAAGACTGGGCAAATGACTATTTTGAAAAAATTATACACTATAAGAAAATCCATATTGGCGATAGTGGAAACCTAGACCTTAACAATGATGCGTACTTAGGAGTGGATAGTTTTCATTGGGATATTGTAGATAAGTTAGAAAAGAAAATATGAAACGTGCATTGTTAATAAATTTACCAAAAACAGATTTAATGGTTCCGCCTGCTGCACTTGGGGTACTTGCAGGAGTATGTGGAGAAAACAATGTAGACTATGATTTCTTAGATTTTAATGTAGTGCTAGATTCCAAGTTTGAAGATGAACAGTGGCTTATTATGGATAACTGGCTTACTGGTGTTACAGATAGTTGCGACACTGAATTTTTATCAGTAATAAGTCGCTGTTGGAAAGAAAGTGTAATAGATAATATACACAAATACGATTTTATTTGTATAAGTGTTCTTAGTTATTGGGGATTGAAAATTGCCATGCATCTATTATCCAATCTAGATTTTGTTAACAACAAACGAAATTACAAGATTATTATAGGTGGTAGCGGATGTCAAAATAATATAGATGGTTATGCACAGGGCAAAAAGAGTTTAGGTGAATGGTTACTAGAGAATATTTACGTAGACCATGTAGTATATGGCGATGGTGAAACAACGTTTGCAGAGATACTACAGGAATCAAAACAAACACTACTTAAACCCACAGCACAACAAGATGATCTGAATAGTTATCCTATTCCAAACTATAAAGGTATAAACTTTTCAGACTACAAAGCAGATGCTGTTTTTATAACTGGAAGTAGAGGCTGTGTGCGTAAATGTACTTTTTGTGATATAGAAACTACCTGGCCTGTGTTTAGGTATCGGAAAGCAGAGCTAATAGTTGAAGAAATTAAGAAGCATTACTATGATCTTGGAGTAGAACGTTTTGAGTTTACAGATAGCCTAATTAATGGAAGTGTTAGTAATTTTTATAAATTCAATCAATTACTGGCAGAAGAAAAAGCAAAAAACAGTGATCTTAAAAATATATCATATGTTGGACAATTCATTGCAAGACCAAAACAGCAAATGCTTCCAAGTCACTATGAAGCAATGTACTATGCAGGATGTAAACAAATTACAATAGGTATAGAGAGTTTTAGTGAACGTGTTCGTAATGATATGAAAAAAAAATTTAGTAATAGAGACATAGACTATCACATAAAACAATGTGCCCTCTGGGGTATTAGTAATATTTGGTTAATGATTGTAGGATATCCTTCTGAATCACAGGAGGATCATTTAGATAACATACATGGGATAAAAAGATATGCACCTTATGCAAAAACTGGTGTGCTAGAAATGATTCGCTGGGGAACTACGTTGCATTATATTGACGGGACTCCACTAACAAGACAACACATGTTGGACAGATATCAAATTTACGAACCCGGAAATGATAGTGAAATTAGACCAGGTAGTAGTTATACTTGGAAGTCGGGTATAAATCCAGATCTTACACTACGGGAACGTATAAGACGTAGACTAGACTTGCACAAACACACAACAAAACACCGAATTCCACAAGCAAGAGCACTAGAGGATCTAATGATATTAAGCAGAATGGCAGAATCAGCATGAAAATATTAGTAATCAAAAATTTCTTAGATAAAGATCAGATAGAATACGCACTCAATTTTAGAGAGCCCATCGAAGACTTATCTGATAATCATGGTGTATACGGTAGTGATGTTGTTACAACAGGACAACAATGGCTCGATAATGATAGCGACTTTGCAACTGATATACTTAACAATTTGCATAAACACACAGCATTTGAAAACAATCAGTGGAATACAATTCAAGTAATGCATGCCCGGCGTGCATATGATGTACACAGTGATTGGTACACAACAAAAAATCAAGTAATCGTTAGCGATACCAATGAAAACTTGCCCACATATACAGTGCTAATGCCTTTAACTGAAGGCGAGTTTTCTACTGTAATATTTGAACAAACAGGCAGATACAATAATTTTAGCGAATATAAAAAAGATAATACCAAACTAGAAACATACATTAGCGACAACGATTGGCAAAAATATTGCAGCCATTGTCATGCAGAAGATCAGCACTATCTTACATTGCTGCAAGCATACCATTGGAATGTAGGAGATTTGTTAGCGTTTGACAGAACACTATTTCATTGCAGTGCCCACTTCGACACTGAAAAAAAAGCAGTGGTAGGGTGGTTAAGTTTATAAATTAACAAGGCCTATATAACCAAGTGGTAACTACTAATATGACATGGTTTTATCAAGATAAAGAAGTAACAGAAATTCCAGAAGATAGTATCGGGTTTGTTTACCTTATAACCAATCTAACCAACAATAGAAAGTACATTGGTAAAAAACTTGCACAGTTTAAACGCAGTAGAAAGCCGCTTAAAGGCAGAACAAACAAGCGTAGATACTCAGTTGAAAGTGATTGGCAAGAATATTATGGTAGCAGTGATGCATTGTCAGCAGATGTGGAACTACTAGGAAAAGACAAGTTTAAACGTGAAATAATGTTTTGGTGCACTAGCAAAAGCGAACTGAGTTACGTCGAAGCAAGAGAACAATTTTCGCACAAAGTTTTAGAAAGCAAAGAATGGTACAACGGGCACATACGAGTGAGAGTTCACCAAAAAGGAATACTAAAGACATAAAACAACTATGGATAGGAAATGAAGATGAGTATCTTAGCAAAATTGCACAAGGAATTGATCCAAATGCAGTATTGGTTACTTCTAAAAACTTTGAAAATTGGCTTTTAACTCAACAAAGTGGTTATACTGGATTAGGAGATTTACCTAAGGAACATAGTGAATTTTGGAAAATTTTAATATCAGCAGATATTATACATTATTGTCCACCAGATCACTGGATTAAGCATAACCTATACTGCGATTCTGCTAGTCACTTACATGAGCGAGATATTGTTGAATCATTATTAATCGAAGCTGCAAAAAAAGTTGAAGTCAGTGGCCTTGAATTTATAACAAACACACATCATACACTTGCTATACCAAAGTCAAGGTTAACTAACGCTAAACAAATGTGGTTTGCTGGTGATAGTTTTACTTACGGACAGGGAGTTACCACATCTCAAACATATGCACACTTGATTAGCAAAAGTCTTAATTATCCATATTCAAACTTAGCAGCTACCGGAACTAGTATTGCTTGGAGTGCTGATCAAATACTTAGATCAGATATACGAAGTGGAGATATACTAATATGGGGTATTACTAACTGGGAAAGAATAACATACGTTGTTGACGGAACAAAAAAACGGTATACTAGTGGGAACATGCAAATACATCAGCCTTCTCAAAGAATTAAATATGATGAACTCTTTGCTGAAAATACACTACATCAATCGTTAAGTGCAATAGAACAGGTAGAAAATTTCTGTAGTAAAATTAATATACAACTAGTAACCTGGTTGATTTTCCCTCACGCAACTATACTAAAGCGGTTTATGTATAACCGATCTCATTTTTTAAATATTAAATTTGATTCATATATTGATTTAGGAACAGATAACCAGCACCCAGGACCAGAACAACATAAACTATATTGTAAAGATCTCCAAAAAGGTTTACAAGAGAGACAGATTGTACTATAATAATCATATAAATTTGATACATACTTAATACTCGCATAAACACTTATGCACAGGCACATTCAGAGCAATGCTCAAATCACTTAATACATAATTTCCCCAGCTAACATGACCGTGTTTGATCGAGGTTGCTCGATCCACCTTGAAGTCTGCCAACGCAAGTTGTAGCCGTCAGAACTGGTGAGTCAAAGGACATAGCTAACTATAGGCTTAAATGACATGGGCTCTGTGAAACAGATACAACCCGTGCGTTAGTATACTTTGCTTGAAAAGGGTATACATAACGTTCCGTTGTGAGACAAGGCTAGAGTAACGGGTACAGCACAACCGCCCGTGATGCAGAAATGCAAATCTCTTTATTCAAGTGACTGATGCAACTCAGATGAGGATTCAGAATAT